TGATGTACGATACGAATAGGTGGATACAAGACCATTGGCGAAGCAACCCTATGGAATATAAGTTCAGCAATGGCGCAACAATACAATTTACATCATTTGATAATGCAGGTAAGGCTAAGGCAGCAGGAAAACGCGACATCCTATTCTTAAATGAGGCTAACCACATCAATTTTGACATTGCCGATGCATTGATGGTAAGGTCAAATAGTATTTGGATAGACTTCAACCCCGACCACGAATTTTGGGCGCATACCGAGACACTCAAAGAGCCTGACTCTGAATTTCTTTTACTTACCTACAAAGATAATGAAGGACTGCCACACGAAATACTACAAGAACTACTCATAAGACAAGAGAAAGCTAAGACAAATGAGTATTGGGCTAACTGGTGTAAGGTGTATATTGATGGCGAGATAGGTGTTATCCAAGGTGCTATATTTCAAAATTGGACAATAGGCGAGTTTGACACGTCATTGCCTCACGTTTATGGTTTGGATTTCGGGTTTAGCAATGACCCTGACTCACTAATCAAAGTCGCTGTCGATAAAAAAAGAAAGCTAATATACGCAAGTGAGGTGCTTTACAAGACTGGTAACTCAACAGAGCAACTAACAAAGTTATTGCAAGCAAATCTTAACCCATCCAACTCATTGGTTGTTGCTGATAGTGCTGACCCAAGAACCATAAATGATTTAAGGCAAAAGCAAATCAATGTTATTCCTGCAACCAAAGGACCAGACTCTGTCCGCAATGGTATCAAAAGACTTCAAGACTATGAGATAATAGTTACATCCACATCAACAAATCTAATCAAAGAACTAAGGAACTATGTATGGCACGACAAAAAAAGTGAGATGCCAATAGATGCTTATAACCATCAGATTGACCCATTACGTTATGCGTTTGATAAGTTAGTACCTCAATCGACAATGTATATTTCGGGTATGTAAAAAATAATTTGCGATTAATGCAAAAAAGATTTTTACATTTGCATAAAATAATAATTGCGAATGAATCTTTTGGAAAGAACAAAAGCATTTTTAAGTAAGCCCGTAACAAAGGGCTTAGATTTAAAACTTACTCAACACGATAGAAATGTTATTTGGCAATTCTTAGGAGGTTGGATGCCTTTAAATTTTCAAAATAACTTTATTAATCAGATAAATGCTGGCTACTCACAGAATGTAGACATCTATGCAATAGTTAAGAAGATTATTGATAATAGCAAATCAGTACCTTGGATTGTTGAAAAGAAACAATCTAATGGCAACTATAAGATATTACAAAACACTACCATCCACGAATTGATGGATGCACCAAACATTAACAAGGGCTATACTTGGAATGATATTGAGGAACAAACACTACTTTACTTATTAATCACTGGTAATACTTATTTGGTTGGCAACACGCAATTTAATTCTTCATTGATTGAGGAGTTAGATATACTACCGACACAGGCTGTAAACATCCTAAATAAGAACTCTGATTTTTTTATGCCAAACCTTGAATACCAATTTAGTTTTGGTAGTTCAGCAAGGATATATCAGCGCAAAGAGTTATGCCACATTAAATATTTTAATCCTAATTTAGAACGGTACTACTATGGTTTAAGTCCTATACAGGTAGCTGCTAATGTGGTGCAAGTAGGTAATGAGCGATGGATTGCCGATGCAAGCATTCTTGGTAATCGTGGCATCACTGGTATTGTTGGAGACAAATCACAATTACCAATGACAAATGAAGAAGCTAAATTAGCTGATGAGTCTATTAAGAATAGAATAGGTGGTGCTGATAAGTTTGGCGGTATCATTGTTACAAATAAAGACTTAACATACACCAATATAGCATTGAGTAGTGCTGATTTAGAACTACTAAAAAAGGGTATTATAACACTAAGGACATTATGTAATGTATTGGGTGTAGATAGTGGGTTATTTAATGACTCTGAAAACCAAAAGTATGCTAATAAGTTAGAAGCACAAAAAGCATTATTTACCAATTGTATCATACCATTAAGCGACAAAATGAGTGAGGCTTATACATCATTCCTATGTAAGAACCATTTTCCAAATGAGAATGTGAGGATGCGCCAAGACTTTAGTAAAATTGAGTGTTTGCAGGAAAATTTCCAACAAAAAGCAGATATATTAGGCAGTTTAAAAGACAAAGGTATCTATACAGCTAATGAAGTAAGGGAGCAAATGAATATGCCTAAGTCAACAGACCCAAATGCAGATTTATTGATTATCAATACTACACCACTCAATAATTTGCAAAATTCGCAACAAACAACAAATTAATTTGCATAAATCAATAAATAATAAATACTTTTGTAATGGCAAAAACTAAAACTAAAAAAGAGTTAGAAGAAATAAAGGCTAAGACTGCCATAAAAAAAAATAATATAGTAAGCAAATGACATCATTATATTTTCCAAATAGAGAATTTACTTCAAAGGCGGAGTTGTTTGATGCTATCAAAAAGGATGAGTCAAGAATCAAAGCATTAAAAAAGGCTGAGATAATATTTTCACACGAGCGTGGTCACCTATCTAAATCTAACATCAAAATTAAAGATGCGGTTAACAAGGCATTGACTATTGAAGATGGGTATATCTATCCAGTAATAAGCACTACTAACTATTTGGATAGTCACGGAGATGTACATATCAATGGATGCTTCAAGAAAACCGTACAAGAGCAACAAGGTAAGATATTATATTGCAAAGACCACAACATAAGTGTTGACACGATTATTGCTTGGCAGTCAGATGTTGAGATGATGGTTTTTGAGTTGCCATTCTCTGAATTAGGAAAAGATTATAGTGGTAATGCTGAATGCTTAATATTCAAAATAGACAAAGAATGTTTAGTTGAAAGTGAAAGTATTGAGGACATTATCGAAAACAACAGACCCGTTCAAAATAGCATAAGAATGCAGTATGTTAATTTCGTTACTTGCATTGATGACAAAAGACCCGAATATAAAGTAGAGAAGGCTAATTGGGACAAGTATTATAAGATGATAGCCAACAAAGAAGATGCTGATATGTCAGGTTATTTTTGGGCAGTATTAGAATTAAAGATAAGAGATGAGGGTAGTATGGTAGTAAAGGGTAGCAATGATGCAACACCTATACTTCAAAATCCAAGCCCTGAAGAAGAAACAAAACAATGTAATAGCTGTGGTGCTGATATGGGTGGCGAATACTGCTCATCGTGCGGAATGCCACAAAAAAATATTGCGCCGTTAATTAACACGCAACCCGAAGCCGCGAAAGCACTTAAAAGAAAACAATTTTTTATTAACGTAACAAAACAAAATTAAAATGACAAAGTTCGATTTATTCCTACAAACAAAAGGATTAACAACAATTACTTTTGCTGAAAAAGAAGCAGAAGAAATGGCTAAGTTGTATAACGAATACAATGATGAAGCCCGCAAAGCATTAGAAGATGCTGTTGCTAAAAGTGCAAGCAAAGAAGATATTGACTCTTTGAAAACTGAGTTAGCTTCTGCTCAAAAAGAGCAAATGGTTTCTTTAAACAAAACTTTAAAAGAGTATGGTTTAGCAATTGAGAAATTGAACAAAAACAACTCAGAAAGAAGTTTGATTTCTAACGCTACAAGCGTAAAGGATTCATTGTCAACAGACGAAAACAAAGCTAAGTTAAGCGCATTGAAAGGCTTAAACAAGGCATCTGCTGAGCAAAATGGTATTACTTTTGAGATTAAGGCTGCTGGCACTATGTTAGAAAGCACTAACGTATCAGGTGGTAATGTTCCTGTTGAGCAACGTATTCCTGGTCTTAACCTTATCGCAACTCGTCAACTACGTTTGATGGACTTATTTGCTAAGGGTGCTGCAAGTTCAAACATCATTTCTTGGGTGTATCAAGCTAACCGCGATGGTGCTGCTGGTGGAACTGCTGAAGGAGACACTAAAAACCAAATTGATTTCGACTTAGTTGTTGCAAGTCAAGCGGTTGTTAAGCGTACTGCTTACATCAAGGTATCAACTGAAATGTTAGATGATATTGATTTCATCCAATCGGAAATCAACAACGAGTTAATGAGACTTTTAATGTTAGACATCGAATTAACTGCTTACTCAGGTAACGGAACTGCTCCAAACTTAAATGGTATCCGTACTGTTGCTACTGCTTTCGCTGCAGGTACTTTTGCTGCTACTGTTGATAACGCAAACGAAGCGGATGTGTTAACTGTTGCTATCAATCAGATTGCAATAGCTAATCAAGAAGCACCTAACGCTATCTTGATGCACCCATCTGACATCACTAAGTTGAAGTTATACAAGGTTTCAGCTACTGACAGACGTTACATTGACCGCTTAATCTTTATTGGTAACACACTTACTTTAGATGGTGTGCCAATGATAGGTACTACATTAGTTACTGCAGGTACTTACTTAGTTGGTAACTTCAATATGTCAACAATGTATCAAAAGGATGCTGTAACTATCAATATGGGCTTAGATGGTAACGATTGGACTAAGAACTTACGCACAATCATTGCTGAGTGGAGAGGTGCATTAGTTACTAAAAACAATAGCCGTACTGCATTTGTGAAAGGTACTTTCTCAACTGACATTGCTGCTTTAGAAACTGCATAATAATGGCTAAAAAAGTAGAAAAAGAAACTCAATCCGCTTCAATAGAGGCGGTTGAGTTCTCTCAATCAACTGAGCCAACAATGGTAGAGGTGATTGTAGCGTTCAAAGGGTTAGAAGTAGGCACTAAATTAGAAGTATCTAAGAATATTGCTGAGATATTAACGTACAAAAAATTAGTAAAATAGATGAGTTTAATAGTTCAAATAGAAGATTTTACAGGCGATAACGCTATTGCATCGGATGTTTACACAACTGATGAGTTGCAATTAGCTATTGACGAGTATGAGACTACTATTATTTATGAGCTATTAGGCATTGAATTAGCTGATTTATTTATTGCTGACTTAGTAGATTTTGAACCAGTAGACCCTGACTACCTTGAATTTTTTAATTCTTTT